GATGAAAAAAGGTGGTAAGGCTTTGAAAAAAGTTAAGCCAAATCAAAAAGGTTTAAAAAAATTACCCAAAAAAGTTAGAAACAAAATGGGTTACATGAAGGATGGTGGAAGAGCGAAGTAATGGCTAAACTTTGTCCAAGAGGTAAAGCAGCAGCGAAGCGTAAATTCAAAGTTTACCCGTCTGCATACGCTAACATGTATGCTTCTAAAGTTTGCAAAGGTAAGGTTAGAGCAAGCGCGAGAAACGGTGGTTTCATTGCAAAAGGCTGCGGTAAAATTATGAAGGGCAAAGAGAAAGTAACTAGAATAGTCTAATGGGCGATTTAAAAAAATGGGTAAATCAAAAATGGGTAGATATTGGAGCCCCAAAGAAGGATGGAAAATATCAACCTTGTGGAAGAAAATCAGCTTCTGGTTCAAAAAGGAAGTACCCGAAATGCGTACCACTTGCAAAAGCCACACGAATGACAAAGTCGCAAAAGGCGAGTGCTGTCAGACGAAAAAGAGCTGCAGGTAATCCTGGAGGCAAGCCAACAAATGTTGCAACATTTGCAAAAAGAAAAAGAATGGCTTTCGGAGGTAGAGTATAATGAGTAAAGGTACTATGCCAGCACGAAACAAAAAGAATTTCAGACCTACAAAGTCTGGAGCAGGTATGACAAGAGCCGGTGTCAAAGCCTACAGAAAAATGAATCCCGGTTCAAAATTAAAAACAGCGGTCACTGGCAAGGTCAAGCCGGGATCAAAAGCTGCTAAACGACGTAAGTCGTATTGCGCTAGAAGCGCCGGCCAAATGAAACAATTTCCGAAAGCAGCAAAAGATCCTAATTCTAGACTACGTCAGGCTAGAAGAAGGTGGAAGTGCTAGACAAAATAATCTATACATTTTTTGGTTGGTTAGACATTTTCTCTCAGTTTATTGATCGTTTTTTTGAAAGGAGAAAAAATGCGAAGAGCAATACTAGACGCACTAAGAGCTAGATACGAAGCTGAGATTGCAGAAGCAGACGCTACTGCAAATATATTTTTGGATAACTCAGTTGGTATCGGAGAACATCCACAACACATCGAAGAAGTAAATAAACAAATCGAAAAAATAGCTAACGCAAAAGAAAAGCTAGATGTTTTAGATGAGTTTGAACCTGAGAAAGGGAGTGCATTATAATGGACTTTATAGATAAAATTAGAAAAGTAATTAAGTTAAGACATGATGATGTCGTAATTGCAATGACTAATGGTAATGTTGACAGTATGGAAAAATACCAGTATATGTTAGGGCAGATACGAACTTATCAGTATCTATTACAGGAAATATCCACCCTGCTAAAAACAAAGGAGCAAAATGACAGCGAAGGAACAATTATCAGCATCAAACCAAAAGATAGTTCTACCAAATAAAGAATTAGTTGGTGTTGAAAAAGAAAAGAAAAAAGAAATTAACGAAGAATCTAAACTACCAGAACCAACAGGTTGGAGAATTTTAGTTTTACCTTTTAAACAAAAAGAGAAAACTAAAGGTGGTTTAATATTAGCAGATGAAACAGTAGAACGATCACAAGTAGCATCGACTTGTGGTTTAGTTTTAAGAATGGGTCCACACTGCTATGATAAAGAAAGATACCCCGAAGGACCTTGGTGTAAAAAAGGTGACTGGATTATCTTTGCAAGATACGCTGGATCACGAATTAAAATCGATGGGGGTGAGATAAGACTTCTTAATGATGATGAAGTTTTAGCAACCGTGGAAAACCCTGAAGATATATTTCACGAATTTTAACAATCATAGGAGATACTATGCAAGAAGAAGAAAAGAAAACAATTGATATCGACACATCTGGTCCGGATGTAGATGTTGAATTGCCAGAAGAAAAAACAGAAGAAGTTGCAGAGCAACTAACGGAGGACACAACAAATGAAACACAAGAGCTTAAAGACGGTGGTAGCGCCGATGACTCATCTGAGAAACCTGTGGAGCAGTCTGCTGTTCAGGAAGGTGATAAGCCAGAAGACAACAGTAAACAAATTGAAGAGTATTCTGAAGGCGTTAAAAAGCGAATAGCTAAACTAACGAAAAGAATGCGTGAAGCCGAAAGGCAAAAAGAAGAAGCTTTACGTTATGCAGATAGTGTTAAAAAGGAGAGAGACCAATTTAAAACTACAGCAGACTCTTTAGATAAAAATTATGTTGCAGAAATGGAAGGTAGAATTACTTCTTCTATTGCAGCGGCTCAAGAGAAATTAAGAGCTGCCAGACAAGCAGAGGATACTAAAGCTGAAACAGAAGCTTTAGCAGACATTTCTCAACTTGGTTATGAACAAGGTAAATTAGCTGAATTGAAAACTGCACATCAGATGCAAGAACAGGAAGCTAAAGAAAAACCTGTTAAACAACCAGAACTATATCAACAACCACAAAGACAAGTTCAAACTCCGCCAGATCCTATGGCAGAATCTTGGGCTGAAAATAACGATTGGTTCGGTAAAGATAGTGCAATGACATATACGGCGTTCGATTTGCATAGAAAACTTACCGAAGAAGAAGGAATTGACCCTAGATCTAAAGAATATTATGATGAAATAGACAAAAGAATTCGTTTGGAATTTCCCCATAAGTTTGATACATCTAAGGACAAACCAGTTAGTAAACCTACACAAACCGTTGCCTCTGCAACGCGTAGTACAAAGACTAACCGTAAATCTGTGAAACTCACATCATCACAGGTAGCAATTGCTAAAAAATTAGGTGTGCCACTAGAAGAATATGCGAAACAACTTATGAACACGAAGGAGGTATAGGCATATGAAAAAAGAACAACCAACTCGTGCGAGCCAAGCAAAGAAAAGTGATTCAACAAAAGTTGAAGCACAATCAAAAACGGTAGCTCCAAAAGAGAGACCAAAAGTTTGGACTCCACCATCGTACTTAGATACGCCCAACGCGCCAAATGGATATAGACACAGATGGGTCAGGACAGAAATCCTAGGGTTCGTAGACACTAAAAACATACAAGGTCGATTAAGATCTGGTTATGAATTAGTTAGAGCTGACGAATTTCCCGAAGAGGACTATCCCGCAATCACAGATGGCAAATACGCAGGGGTGATCGGGCACGGAGGCCTTGTGCTGACAAGGGTACCAGAGGAGATCGCGCAGCAAAGAACTGAATACTATGCTAAACAAGCACAGGACCAGCAGGCTGCAATAGACGCCGATCTTGCGAAGGAACAGCATAAGAGTATGCCTATCAATGTAGATAGAGATACTCGTGTAACCTTCGGTGGTTCAAAGAAAAGTTAATTTTTTAACAATTCCGAAACCAGCGAAATAACCGTACTGGAGGCCCGTAAGGGCAGGTACATTTTAAGGAGAAACGTATGGCTAACGCGTCAACAACTGGGTTCGGTTTTAGACCCATTAAAAAAGTTGGTCAGACAGATAACGTAGGTGCTCTTACAGAGTACAGCGTTGCGGCTTCTTCTGCTTTAATTTCGCACGCAGCAATGGTGCAATTAACTGCGGATGGAGTTGTACTCGCTTCAGGAAACACAGATGCAAACAATCTGGGTACACTGAACGGCGTTTTCTACACTGACGCTACAACTAGTAAACCAACGTTCAGCAACTATTCACCAGCAAGTAACACTGCTACTGATATCGTTGCTTTCGTAAACGACGACCCAAGACAGGTTTATGAAATCATGTCTGCGGACACTGCATTCAACCAAAATGAAGTTGGTGGATGTGCTGACCAAGTCGTAGCGGCGGGATCATCTCCGTTGTATATTTCGAAATCAAAAATTTCGGCTACAACAGGTGCTTCAATCGCTCAACTTAAAATCCTAGGTGTTTCTAGAGATCCTGATCATTCAGATACTACTGCTGAGGGCTTTGCTCTTAGAATTATTATCAATGAGCACATTCTTGGAAACAACGTGGCAGGTATATAAGGAGTAATTAAATTATGGCTATATCACGTAATCAACTAGTTAAAGAACTAGAGCCAGGTTTGAATGCCTTATTCGGCCTGGAGTATAAACAGTATGAACAAGAACATGCTGAAATATACACAACTGAGTCATCTGACAGAGCTTTTGAAGAAGAAGTTATGTTATCAGGTTTCGCTCAAGCACAAGTTAAACCAGAAGGTTCTGGTATAACTTACGACAGTGCTCAAGAAACTTTCACAGCTAGATACACTCACGAGACAATCGCTCTTGGGTTTGCTATCACTGAGGAAGCTATTGAGGACAATTTGTATGACAGACTTGCGTCTAGATATACAAAAGCTTTAGCAAGATCTATGGCTCAAACTAAACAAGTTAAAGCAGCTGCACCATTAAACAATGGTTTACCTGGATTGAGTTTCACTTCAGGCGATGGTGTAACTCTTTTCAACACAGCTCACCCAACTATTGCTGGAACTTTCAGTAATACATTGGCAACTGCTGCGGACTTAAACGAAACTTCATTAGAACAAGCAATGATTGATATCGCTGCTCTTACTGATGAAAGAGGTTTAAAGATCGCTGCGAAAGCTGTGAAGATGATCATTCCATCTGCTCTTCAGTTTACTGCAGACAGATTAATGAACTCTGCACAAAGAGTTGGAACTGCTGATAATGATATCAACGCATTAAGAAACATGGGAATGGTCCCAGGTGGATATACAGTTAACCACTATTTAACTGATACAGATGCGTTTTACATCACTACAGACGTACCAAACGGAATGAAGCATATGGAAAGAGCTCCATTAACTACAAAAATGGAAGGCGATTTCGATACTGGAAACGTAAGATACAAAGCTAGAGAAAGATACGTATTTGGCGTATCAGACCCTAGAGGTATTTTTGCATCACCAGGTGCTTAATCAATAATTTTGTGGCGGGACATAGTTCCGCCACAATCAATAAATAGAAAGGAAAAATGCACCCTAAAAACTTCAGAGTCCAAATATTTGCTTATCAACTTCACGCAGATTTTGTGGTAAATAGCATTGATTCTCCATTAGATATCGAAAACGCAATTATTGACAAATTGGGAAAAGGTGATATAAAATGGGAACATCTTGGAGAAATGAATGATCCAAGAGTAAAGAGAATAACCTATGAGGAGGTTATAGATGGACAAGCATCTAGCAGACCTTTACACCAAGAAGAAGGGTCTGGATCTAGAATGGGAACAGGATCATCTTAAAGAGGGTAGATATACTCTCAATATGGTTAAGATTGACAGAAAAGTCAGAGAAGTAATTAGCCATATAAAACTTGCAGAAGCTAAAAAAGCACATCTGCAAAATAAGGTGGAAGAATCTGCCCCACAAGTTTCTGTAGCTACTTAATAAAAAGCTACATCGTTGAATAAATTCAATTCACATTACAGGCTCTCTTGCGCTCTACTCAAATCTAGTATATAAAATAATCACTATACAATTAATCAGAAC